TCGTAAGATGCAGAAGTTAGTTGCTCCTAAGGTGTCAGAGGATGCTTTAGGCTCTAGGATCAGAGAATACCTTGCTCCAGGAGTTAAACAAATTGAAGAAACTAACAATGCAAACTGGAGTCGTTTGCGTGAAGTTGGATCAACTACACAAGTTCCAATCCAATCTATTACACGATCTATCAAAGAGGCCAAGGATCACTTCATTAGGCTCAAAGACCCCAAAAGCACTAGTATTGTGAGAGAGCTAGAAACTCGCATGAAAGGTAGTGAGGGAACGCCAACTGGATTGCTTGACCAATACGGTCAAGATATAATGACTGCTGGTAAGTCTGGAGAGAAGTCGGTGTCGTTCAATGAGTTAAAGGAGATCATTGATGAATTAAATGATGTTGTTTCTAGCAGTAAGGTTGCTGGTTTTTCAGAAAAAGAAAAGGTTGCCTCTAGGGTGCTTGATAACCTTTCTGGAAAGAATGGCTTGCGATCTAAGGTGGCAGGTCAAAATCCAGAACTAGATGAGGCTCTAACTACTGCCATTGACTACTACAAGAACAATCTTCTAGCTACGCGTAGAAGTGCAGTTGGCAGAGCGTTACGCGAGCAGTTAGCTGACCCCGCAATTACAGACGCTCAGGTTGCAAAACTTGCCATCCAAGACCCAGCATACATTAGGCAGTCTCTGAATATTGCCAAACAGTCGGGTGGTGGTGAAGACAAGGCATTGCAGAACAGTTTACGTGAACTATACTTGAACCGTATTGGCTTGTCAGAGGGAATGGACGTAAAGAACCTAAACCTTGCCTATAATGATGATATCGTTCGTGCATTATGGGGCGACCGTCAAGTGCGAGAGTTGAAAAACTTGCAGAATCGCATCAATCAGATGAAGGACGTTGATATCGTAAAGATAGAACAACAAGACGTAAACCAATACTTGAACGCCCTTAGCAATGATGAGCGAAGTCGAATCGTTAGATCAATCAAGCAAAGGAATAGGAATAACCTAAAGCTAGATCAAATTGAAATATCTTCATTGAACAAATTGCTTGCCCCCGTTCGTGGAAAGCGCACTAAGACATTTGGTGACTCACCCATGACTGGGATGGAACTATCTGAGTTTGCGGACAAGTTTGTCAAAGCCAGACCAGATCAAGTCAAAAGAACTATTAAGCTCCTTGAAGACCAAGGGGACAAAGTTGGTATGCAAGCGTTCCGTCAAAGTTACGTAGGCAAGTTGTTTGACAGTTTTGGTAGTGGCGCACAGGTCGATAGATTCGGAAACCCACTGTGGAACCCAGAGTCCTTTGCCAAACAAATGCAAAAGGGCAAGCGTGAGTATCTCAACGCCAAAACAATACTTGGACAAAATGGAGTCGATGACCTGTTAGCAGCGAATAAGGTGCTACAAGAAGCCGCAGAGACTACTGGTCTAAACGTCCAAGACATCTTTCAACCTCGTTACTCGCTAACCTCTGGTGGCTTACAGCTTTACGGAGTAGGGAACTTAATCGGTGGTTTACGAGGCAGAGCAATGGCTTTGGCATACAGCAACAAGCTGGGGGCAAAACTAATGAAGTTTTTGACCAACCCAGGAACAGATGCAGAAACTGAAGCAATGTTACGCAAAATACTGCCAGCCCTTATGACTAGTTCTAAGGGTTTACAAGCCATCGCCATTCAAAGTGAGGCTGATCCAGAGTTTGCCGAACAGATTGCGCCCCTGTTCTCTTTCAGCCCTGAAGCCCCCTAGAAGGGCTTACTATCCCAGACCCTACCCCTACCCCTAGGAACAAAAGAAAAGCCCCTCAGGGGCATCTGAGAGGCTTGCTACGTAGTAAAAACTGGGGGTATTTACCGCTATGTTGATGCTACGAAGAAGAAGATAACTGCCATGGTGAAAATGGCTACAACGTGGGGTTCTGGTAGGTATTCCATTTACTCTTCCCTGTAGGCTGTTTTATGTGGGTTAATCATGTGTTCGTCGATAGACTCTGGTTCAAACCCAGCGCAATAGGCTAGCCCACGACAAGCCTCCGTAAAGTTTGCCATGTGTGGTAATTGAAACTCAATCTCTGCGTGTTCAATGGTGTCGAGGGTTGCCATTGTGTTGGTGTATGTAAGTTTAATCATAGTATTATAGAAACATTGGTTCAAAGAAAGCAACCTTGGAGCTGTGAACAACACCACACCCAACGATAGGTTTGGCGGCATACACTCTTCCGTAGTTCATGGACGGGTGGTCATGTTCTACGCCACATCCTACTTGCATACCAAAGACACACTCGTGTTGGTTGGCGTGATATACGAGGCCAGCCTGGGCGTGTAGGTGTCCTTGGACAAGAGAGTTAAACTCAGCTACGGCATTCTTATATGCAGCTTGTTGTCCACCCTTACCCTTGTCTCCGTGTCGGTAGATGACATCATCAATCATTAGGTCGTGGTAGCGAGGGTGGATTGTCCAACCTTCGAGTTGCCACAGGGACTGGAAGTCCTTCATCAGATGCTCTGGTATGCCTATAGTCTTAGCCTTACGGGACGGTAGGTCACTATGGTTACCCTTGAGGTAGTCTACTTTAGGGAAGGCTTTGTGTAGCTTTCTAACCTGCTTAAATGCCTCCGCAAACTCATCCTCCGCACTTGGCATGGATGGGTCTTTCTCGTGGTAGGAGATGGAGTTCCAATCTACTAAGTCACCAATGTGAACAACACGGTTACACTTGTGCTTCTTCTCTATTTTCTTTAAGAACTTGATGTAGTCTTTGTGCATCGCTGGGCAATGCGTGTCACCGATAATAAGGACTGTGTTTTTCTTAGGCATATTAGTAGTATTGGTTTGAGTTAGTGAGCTACATACGCTCGCGGTTTGTGTGGCTAAATGTTCCCATAGGTTCCCATTGCTCCCTGCCCTGTATCACCCACTCTTCTAGGTAGGCGAGGTCATCGGAGTATAGGGGTGGCTCAGAGACGATGGAGGTGAACCCATCAAACTCTAATGAATCATTGGTAATAAACTTGACGATAACATCACAAGACTCAGCCTTGTCGTTGTCCATATTGAGCATGTATGTATAGTTCATAGTGTTGGGTGGCTGGGGACGTAGTCTGTGGCTGGTTCGATTAAACCCTTCTTGGTGCATTTGTATACGGTGCGGCAACACTCGTCTTGAAAGTCTTTGATGGCCGTCCAGTCACTCTCTGATCTGCTTACCCTGCTGGTATTGATTAAGGTCTGGGCTTCTTCTTCTGTAAGCTCTTTGTCTTGGTGGCGTTCGATGAATCTAGCGCAAGCCCCCGTCACCTGTCGGTATTTAGTTAGTGCTTTGTCGTTCATAGTTATTTGGTGTTGGTGATGTGACGTTCTAGTTGGGCTAAGGCTCTCCATGCTACGGCGACGTAGTCTCCTTCCATCTGGTGGCGCAGGAGGGCATCTGACTCGTCGGCAGACTTTGACTTGTCCCAATGTAAAGGTTTGTCTGGGTGGTGCTGTTGGTTCCCTAGATATGACTGATGTGATACGGCAGCTAGGGCGTGTGGGAAGTAGTCCAAACAGCCTGTGCAGACTGGATAAGTTTTGCGTTCTTGTGCGTTGTCTGGGAAAAGTTCTGTCATATCATTGTGGCAAGCAGGGGAGAGTTGCGTCTCCCCCGCCATGCGTGTGGGGTCAATGGTTGGCTATTAAAACGGGGCTTCAACTAACTCTGGCTCTGGTGCAACTGCTTCAGGTGCAAAGTCATCCGAACCGCTGTTACCAGCATCCGTTGGGTCTGGCTCTTTGGCATAGCCAAGGTAATCGTCGAGGTAGTCCTGTAGGATGTTGTCGTAGTAGTCTGCACGGGCGGCAGCTTCGTTGGACAAGGAGTTACTGACCACAGCAAAGAGAGGTTTCTTGAACTTCACAGCACCCTTCTTCTCGTCCGTTGCTTCCTTGATGGCAACAACTGTGTCGTTGTATAGACCGCTGTCACCATTGACGCTATCAACAAACTCAATCCAGGCTGTAAGAGCAGCACCCTTAACTTGGAAGTTGATTAGCTCGTATTCGTCTGAGCCTGTCTTAGCCATAGCGTAGATAGACTTAGTGAACTTGGCTCCTTGTGTAACCTTAACGTCTGACCATGTGCCAGTAGCAACCATGCCGTCCTTGTTACGAACGGTTAGCTTGTCACCGATACCACGAACTTCGTTAGACCATAGACCAGTTTGCTTGGCCTCAGAGAAACCTTTAACTGTGTTGAGTTGATCTAAGACAATGAAAGCTGTTGAGATGGGCAGGTGCTTCTCTGTGCTTACTTCTTTGTCCCAGTATTTCCAGTCGCCAGACTGCGTGTCCCACTCTAAGAATTTAGTGGCAGGGTTGGACGAGCCACCCCCAGTTGATGTGTTTCTTGTTCTACTCATAATATTGTATTGCTTGATGTTAGTTAAGGTTTTATGGATGTTGGTTAGGTGTGTCAAGAAGATTTTTTCTTCCTTTGATTAGCTGTGCGAACCTTGTGACAGGCCACACATACAACTTCTTGTTTACCGTAGATCATATCCCTGAAGTGTGGGGTTAAAGTTTCTAGGGTTTGAACATCGGTGAAGGGTGTGATGCCATCTACGTGGTCAATCTCATACACACTCTTGGCTCGCTTCTCCAGGGTTCCGTCAATCTTTGTGCGCCTCTCCTTCTCTGACATCCCCATCTCCTTGCCGCAGTCTACACAGACTAAGACGAAACGTTCTCTACCTGTAGCTGGGTTGATGCCACGCTGACGAACCGATTGTATGAAGGTCTTGCGGGACGAGTTGCGCCAGCAGGGTCTGAGGGCAGACTTAATCATGGTGCGGAACTTACCTTCCGTCATGCCCAAGACTGTATTGATTTCACCCCTAGCCATGTTGTGATAACTCTTCTTCGGTTGGTTCGTAAGGAGGGTCTGGCTCGTCGATCTGTGATAGAAAGTGAGTGGTATCTTTACCCATACGTTCGTGCGCTCCGATGAGAAGCTTGCGGTGCGCTTTGAACTCTGAAGAGTTGGGATGGTTCAAGCAAAAATACATTGCCCTTCCCATTACGTCCAAGGCTTCAAGCATTATGTCTGCATATTGTCGTGCTTCGTCTAGGTCTGTTGTCATATTTCTTTTAGTAATTAGATTAGTCTTTGTGATAGAGTCGTAAATGCCTTGGCGGCAGTCTGAGGAACTACTCCGTTTCCCAAGAGCCTAAGTCTGTCCACCCTACTGGAAGACCCATTAGGTGTTCGACCCAGTTGGGGTTCAGCTTGCCCTGTAACCCTTGGCTCTTCCCACTCGTGTTGGGGTTCGCCTGGTCTTGAGGGCCATACTTGATCACCGCCTCTAAGTTGTCTATGCGATGCTTCCCGTCCTTGCGAGTGATTGCATTGCCACATCCTTTCCAGTCCCGCGCTGTTGCTGTTGGCCAGTTCTTCTGCAACTCTTTCGCTACTGCATTGCCCAGAGTCAACCCTCTCGTTTTGCCTATGCACGGAGGCACTGTGTTCATAGTATCCTTCCAGTCCCTCGTTGTTGTGGTAGGCCATGATGAAGACTCGCTTTCTCTGATGAGGTGCGCCGACTTCTTCCGCTGAGAATATTCCTGCCGTTGCTCGATAACCCAATCCTTCCAATGTTCTGAGGACATACTGGAGAACTGGTTCTCCGTCGGCTGTCTTGCAACTGAGGATTCCTTGTACGTTTTCGAGGAAAACAATTCTAGGTTGGCACTCTCTGATTCCGTCTGCGATGTAGGGGAAGAGGTGTCTGGGGTCTTCAGTAGCTTGACGCTTTCCAGCGGCTGAGAATGGCTGACACGGGAATCCTCCAGAGAGGATGTCCACGCATCCACGAAACTTTCCGTAAGGAAATTGCTTAACGTCCGTGAAGACAGGTGCTGCATCCAGCTTTCCCTCTTCCATCTTTGCAACCAGGTTCGCGACAGGGAATCCTTCCCTCTCCACGTAAGCGATCTCTCGCAGGTTTGGCAGAACGCTTCTAAGTCCAAGCCCGATTCCTTCGTATCCAGAACATAGGCTGAGGTGTGTAATTGTTTTGGTAGTATCCACATTGTATCTTTCTTTTAGTTTTAGTTTAGTTTAGTTTAGTTCGTATATAAAAATGCAACTCAGCGTCAATCCCCCCCTTCCCATACTACGGATGGGTCTATCTTGGTATCTTATAACCCAAGAGGGTCGGAGGTTAACCCTTGGAGTCCGAAGACTATGTGTCCAAGGGTGTTGGGCTGAGTTGCGTGTAGTAAAGTCATATTTCTTTTATCTCAGTAATTGTGATGGGAACATTTGTCTTCCTTAGTTTGTATCCTTTAGTCTTGCTACCAGTAGTCAAGCATTTAATTGCTTCCTCCTGGGTGTGTGCTGTTTTGATAGAACCACAGGTTGAGGGCATGTCGAGACGGGTGTATGAAATCCTGTAGCAAGGCATCAATGAAACCTTCCTATGTGGTTCTTAAAGATGAACTTACCCTTCACGTCACGCGCACCTTCACGCTGCTTGGCTATGTTATACTTCAATGAAACGTAAGCCCCATGCTCTGCATCTACTCGACGAGCCTCATCCACATCCTTACCATCAGGCCACAGAAGTAAGATGATGTCGGAGTCATTTTCAATGTCACCAGAATCCTTGAGGTCATACAAGGTAAGACCAGACTCACGCTTGGCTCCCTCACGATTGACTTGTGCTAGCAGGAAGACAGGAACGTCCAACTCCATAGCCATCAGTTTCACTTGGTGTGATACCTCAGCAATGCCATCGTTCTTTTTCATGTTGCGATCCCAAGGAACAAGCTGAAGGTAGTCTATGACAATCCATTCAATCTTGTGCTTGCGCTTATACATACGAGCCTTGGCACGTAGCTCATCGATACTTTTAACGTAGTGGTTGGTGAAGATAGGAGCCTCCGCCATCTTGTCTGTTGCTTCCCATACACGCTTCTGGTATTCTGGTTTCATCATCCCATCATGCAAGCGGTTGAGTGGTGTGGCGGCACAGGTTTGAATCATGCGGTTAGCCAGAGACTTAGCTTGCATCTCAAAGGAGAAGTAGAGGCCAGGTATGTTGTGCGTCACTGCGTTCTGTAAGACGATGTTCAAGGCAAGGGCAGTCTTACCACAGGACGTAGGTGCGGCAATCACCATCACCTCTCCGTTGGCTACACCACCACAGCTAAGTTTCTCATCTACTTGTGCAATACGAGTGGGCATGGCAGACACCTCATAGGTTCCATTCACCATAGCCTTGTAGTCCTCTCTGAGGGCTTCGGCAGCAGTTCTGATACTCCCGTCCCCCTTACCATCATCAACGTCCTGTAGGGACTGCAACGAGGCTTCTAGCTTAGACGTAACAGAGTCTGCTTCTTCCTCTCCTTCTTCTGCTTCCTCGATGGCGAGTCGGCAATGACGGATGGTCTGGCGAAGCTTAGACTTCTCCTTCACTATTTGAGATGAATACTTGGAGTGGGTTGCGGTCTCACAGGCTTCTTGAATTGTATAGATGGTGCTGATACCACCAATCTCATCCTCGTTACCATCGGAGCGTAGCTGTTCCAGTAGTGTGATGTCTGATAAACCCAACCCCTTCCCCACAATCTTCCCCATCGTAGAGAAGATTATAGAGTTGCGGGCTACATAGAAGTCCGAAGGTTGAACAACCTGTGACACCTCGTCGTAAACGGAACCATCTTCAGACAGAAGACAGGACGCAAGAACAACGGTCTCCGACTCTAGTGAGTGCGGGTGCGTGTTTTTAGATTTAGGCATACTTAGCTGTCTCCGTGTTCCTTTTGATCCATCACGAACTCTGCCGCTTCACGCAGGCATCCTTTGTCGTAAGGGTAGGTCACCAGAGACTGGCCGTGCTTGCTGTATAGAATTACAGACTCAGGGCGCATGTCTACGTCATACTGAAACTCAGGGTCGATGCCATTCTCTTCCATCCATGTTAGGATTTGATCTCCTGTGCGCTTCTTGGGTTTGTCAGAGACGCGCTCTGAAATCCAGTATTCGTCTCCGTCACATAGTGAGCCAACGTAGTCATCGACGAATCGTTGCTGTCCTGATATAACTTGTAGGCGTTGGACAAGTGTGTCCGCGTCCATGTGTTTGGCTGGGCCATAAGGGTAGGTTGCTGTTTTAATAATCATGTTCTGTTTTGTTTATGGTTTGGTTATAGTGAGTTATTGGCGTGGCTAGATTCAAGTGACTTTAGTTCATCGACTAACTCATTGAGGTCTTCGATAGATTTTGAATCGTTGTCCATTGCGTATTTTATAATTTCAGCAAAGAGTAAAGAGGTTGGAGTTTTCAATTTACTTCCCGCGTCATTTTCGCAGAAATAGGTGATAGCCCTAGCTGCTTGATCTGCTAATTGTGTTTTGCTCATGTTTATGTTTAGTTATAGTGAATCTTTACTCATCTCTTCAAGAGCTTCATAGCCGCGCATCAGTTTATTGGTGTAGCTTTCTGCCTTTGTTTCTGATACAATATCGTAATGCTCCTTAGTCATGTTGTGCATATAGCCATAGCGGTGGGCGGTGCGAACACTAACTGCCGCGTATTTGTTTCCTATATACTGACCATAGTATAAAGCTGATGCAGAATCATACTCACACTTCCTAGAGGTGCGTAAGCTGGCTGAGGCTTTGTCTCTGAAGTCTTGCTCCAGTTGTGTGCGTTCGTGCTTTGGTGTTCTGTGTAGGTCTTGTTTCATGTTTATGTTTGGTTTGGTTTATAGGCTTGGAATGGTCTTTGATACCTCCAAGATAAGTTCGTTTTCTAAAAGTTCTGCTGGCATCGGTGACCTCCAGATAGAGATCAACATGAGGCACTTTTTATATGCGTCAAGGGTAAAACCTTCCGCCTCGTAAATTTTTTGTGCGGCAGGGATAGGTGCGAGTGGTGTTCCCGTCTTTTCACAATAGGCAGAGGCTAACTTCTGAGCCTTGGCAATACCAATCCCCTTCATCCCCTCAATGTTGTCGGTTGAATCTCCCATGAGAAGTTGAACCAACCAATGAAAGTCTGCTTCCGCTTGTGTTACACCACGAGGCCAATCATCCTTGTTCCAGTTGTAGTGCCAACCTGGGACACCAAGTAAGTCTTTGTCTATGCTACAAAGGATTGGGTTTTTAACCCTTCCGTTGGTAAGCATGATGCCAAGTAGGTCATCCGCTTCTAACTGGTCGTGCTTACACCATCGAGCGGCATTCGACTCCTCAAGCTTGTCCATCAAGGGAACGTAGAGAGCTGGCTTCTCCCGTCTCCCTGCTTTGTAGTCTGGATACAGCACCTTGCGGAAGTTGTCCCGTCCAGACACCACGAGGTAGTGCTTCTGTGCGCGGCAAGCAGAGACTACACTTTGTATAGTAAACTCTACCATCTCGACGAGGCTTTGAAGACCTGTGCCAGTAGACTCAGCCTTAGCTGCATGGGAGTAAGAGATCAGTTCAAGATCAATGAGGGCGGTTTTAGTATTTGTTTTTAGGTTCATAGTTTTGTTTATGTTATAGGATACCGTAAGGTGTAGGGAAAGGTATTTGTATGGTCAAGAAGAATCGTCCTAGTTTCTAAAGAAACTTTGGTTCCTTGGTCTCAATCAAATCGGTGTAGCTCTTGGCGTTTGGACACGGTTCACCCATTACGAATGAACCATGTCCTGCTGTCTTGTCTCAAATCGTATGAGTCTGACGCTCTTTCACGTTGTCCCGCTTGGCTGTGGTAAGTGCTGTATAAGCTACGGGACGGTGTTCACGCTCCGTTAAGAGCCACCTGTTACGCTAGGTCGGTATTTATTTCAAACCTAGCAACCACCAGAACCGAGAAGCTACGCTTCAGGTTCCGTTATGCAGACTTGGGCTAACCTGTGAGGCCGCTTGCTCCGCTAGACTGTATGGGCATAAAAAAACCCCTCTTCCATGTAGTGCTAGAAGAGAGGCTTAAAGTGCTTGAGAACAAGCGGGGAAAGGATCTGATCCGTCACTACACGGTAGCATTTCTGCTATGATTGAATTTAGTAAACAAGTTTTGGAAACTTGTCAAGCGGTATTATATCACAGCCCCTTACTAGTAGCTTTCCTTGAGCCGTAAAGGGGCTATATTGCCGTTTTCATGGATGGCGAGACACCTACCTGGTGCAATGAGTGTAAAGCCGCTCACGCTAAACTCAGGCGCGTCAATCTCTGTTATGTGATAGGCAGAGTGGACTTGCTCCTCTGACAGTTGCGGGTGATCCTTTCGATACTGCTGTATGGTTTTCATTTTCTGTTTGTTACTCCTTTTTTAGTTTTGTAGTATTGTGATTGAGTCATGCCGACTTGCCCGTAGGCATCCCTTGCCGTCATGCCTTGTGCTCTGAGCTTATCGACGGCCTTGACTGCTTCATGCGGGTCAATGCCTAGCGTTCTCATGTGAGGCGTGCCATGCTTGACTATAATGTCATCTTCATCTGCTGGCGGCACTTTATCTTTGAGGCTTTCCATGTATAGGACTGCGCTTGTGATCATGCTTCCCGTCATTACTTCTTTACCCCTTCTTTTGTGGTGCGGCTGAAGACAGACTTTCTCTGCTCGCCCTTGCTTTGTCCTACTGTGCTTGCTGTTAGAAGCCTACGGTATGCGTCTCTCGCTGCTCCAGAGGCTACGAACCCCATGCAACTGGAAACCTTGGTTTGTGTCCCTGCTATGTCTAATGCTTTCATTTGTTTAATTGGTTTGCGTATTGGATTAGTGAGCTTGCAACGTCTTGCGGCAAGCCTAGCTGATAGATGGCGTATTGAGTTGCCGCCTCTGGTGTTCCTTGGTGCGAGCCTATCATTTGATTAATCAAAATCTTGGCGTTTTCTAGTTTGTTTGTGATGTCCTCCATTGCCTTTACATGTAGGGCAGGGCACGATCGTCGATCATTTGCAGCAATACGCTTCTATGATCTTCTAACGTGTCCGCATGGTGCACTAGCACTTCCGCAAGCGTCTCTATGTTGCCTTGTGCTTTGTTGATAGCGTGGTTCAGCAAGCCCAGCGCAAGGGCTGAAGCGATTATATAACTGATTATTATTTTATTCATAGTGTGATTAAGCGGATGGCGTGTTAAAGCTTGTTCTGTTATTTTCAATGCCGTCTTGCCAAGTGTCGCCTAGTTGTAGCTCTGCCCTATAATCAACTTCGGAAGTTGAAAGTTGAACGTCTGCATCCCTACCTGCTGAAACATAAATGCTGCCGTCATCTTGGTATGCTTGTATGTCGTTTTCCTTAAACCATTGCAAGGCTAAGGTAATTTTCGATTCTGTTTGTGTTTTGTTCATGGTTTGTTGCGTTATTTATTGAGGAATAAAACTTTGGGTTGAAACTCGCTGAACGGCTTAAATCCTAAGTCTTTTAATGTCAGCAGCTCTCCGTCATTTAACATAACTTGACCAGATTTATTTCCGTTTATAATAATAGTGTATTCTGTTTTCGTTTTCATGGTTTGTTTATGGTTTGTTGTTTACTTATAAAAGATATGTTTACCTATGACGCAAGTCTTTTTAAGCGAGCTTGCCCAGTAAGGGTTGCAATAGTCTGCGTGATAATGATCCGCGCCGCCCGTGTAATTCGTAGGCGATCCCGTGACAATGGCCATAGCCTCGTTAAAACGCGGATGCCGCTTTGCTTTGGCTAGTAACTGGTCAATCCTTCCGCTATTCCAACAGCTAAATTGTTTACGCTGTAAGCACACTTGCCTAGCGGTAAGCTTGCGCTTTGCCGCCCTGTTGCGTATAACCTCGTTTACGGCTTCCATAGAGCCGCTGGCATACTCTCCCCCCGCTTCCAGGATAAGCGTTGCCGCGACGATTTCAGACGCATTGACGGACAGGTGAGAGACGATCCCCATTGCAAGGGCGAATATTAGTTGTTTCGTTTTCATGGTTTGTTTATTGGTTAGGCGTTTTCAATATCGCTAAAGGCTTTCAACCTTTCAGCGTCGGTCAAAGCGTGCTGCACGTTGGCCTTCAATTGCCAAAGTTTCCACTCCTCTTTAACCCCTTGCCACACTTGCGCCCTTTGATGCTCGCTAAGTGTGCCGTTTTCCGCTTCCCAGTCTCTCAGGGCTTCCGCTTCATTGCCGCAAAAATCGCGCGTTTGTATAATGGTTTGTATTGCTTCTTTCGTTTTCATGGTTTGTTTATTGGTTTGATGGTTGGGTTTATTAAATCATTTGATCAATAAGCTTTTCGAGCAAGCTTAAAGTTACAAATGATCGTTTCATAGATCGCTTTGCCAGGCCGTTTGTTTTCCCGTCTGCGGTTACATAAGATATTAAAACGCGGTGCGGGTCTTTATCGATCATCCTGGCTTGCTCGAAAGGGAAAGTTACATATATCTCTATGCTATAAGAGTCTTTACCAATCGCTTGCCGCGCTTGCTTTGATAGATTAAAAACAATGCGCTCGCGGTGTTCCATTGTTTTAATGTGATTCAATAGGTCTTGTGCTGTTTCTGGTTTTTTCATGGTTTGTTTATTGGTTTGAATGCCGTTTAATGGCGTGTAATTGCCCCTGTAGGGCGTTTAGTTTGTTTATAGGTGTCTTTACCTACCTCGAAACCCCGCGCCCCGTATGGGGAACGCAGGGCGCAAGGCTGGATTTGCTTTGCTTTGCTATTTAGAAACTATAATTCCACCGTCAAACTCTAGCAACGTGCCATTGTCGCGAATATATTCCTCGATATTGCGCAAGACAGTTTCGTGAATGTTACCGTCACAATCAAAGGTCGATTGCGCGTCAGTTTCGCCCGTCAATGGGTTTTCGTAATCAATGCCAAACTCCTCTTGCCAACTCATAAAGCTGTCGTCGGCATAATCAATAAAGCTTTCGTATTCGGCATACTCACTAGCAAGGCCAACGGCATCAAATTCTATTTCCGTGCCGCAATCCTCTTCAATTGATTCGATAAATTCAACAAGGGTTTTTGTGCCTTCGTAAGTGAATGAGTTGAAGCAATCATATTTGCCTAATTCGTTTACTGCTTCAAGTGTGGATAGTGTGTTTTTCATAATAGTATGTTTTGGTTTATGGTTTATGGTTTTGGCATTTGTGCCGCTTGTCTTTTCTCTCTGTCTTTTATAGATTGCAAGGTTAAAGTGCGACCGTAAAGAATTGCTTATAGGTGTTTGCCATAAAGAATTCATGCTTGCCGCTCTTTAGGTTCAAAAGCTTTACGAAAGCTTGCTCGCTAAATTGTTGCTTTATAGTTTCGATATACTGGAATTTTACGCCGCTTTTATGTTTCAATATTGTTTCGTTTTTCATGTTTATAGAGAGTAGAATGAAGCATTATATTTAAGAGAGTGTTTGCAGGGTTCGCCTTCCGCTTCATCAAATGAGTCTAGCAAATCCTGATCTACTGTTTCAAAAAACCCTACCTGATAATCAGGCGAATAGTTAGCTTGTCCGCTACCTTCGACATTGATAAGGCCTGTCTGTATATAGTAGCAACCCGTCTTTGCATGCTCGTTTTCAGTAGCTAGCTGAGAGGTAGGGAAGGCGTAAGCGATTGATTTTGTTTTAATGTTTTGTTTCATTATATATATTTAGTTTATGGTTTGAATGATTATGTTTCAGGCGATTCATTCGCCTACTCCAAAGGCCGCTCGACTCATAAGAGAAGGCGGCCACAAGGGTTTGAAGGGTTCAAGCTTTATGATAGCAAAGCTAATTTATATAAAGCTCTACGATATCTCTTAAGCGCGGTAAAGGCCACAGAAACTCCGACATCATTACCAGTCAAGCGGCAACGGGCGATCGTGGCCTTTTTTTCGTTTATGCGAGTAGCAAGTGTTTGTGCTAGTTTTTTAGTGCGGTTATTCATTTGTTTTCCTTTGTTTAGTTTATGGTTTCGGGCGATTCATTCGCCTACCCCAAAACCCGCACGACTCAAATGAGAAGGCGGGCAAGGTTTGAAGGGTTGCTAAGTTTACTAACCGTTTTTTCTCCTTTGTTGTAGTATGTCTTCTAGTTTTTTAGTTTCTTCACACAACTTTTTGTATGAACATTTCTTATCCCATATCACTACGGGACTGGTGAAGCCGTCACCTATTGGCTTTACACGGCGGTAATCGTATATTCTACCTGTTCCTGAGAGTGGGGCATACATGCCTATGATCTTTGATGTTTTGCTCATTGTTTTTCCTTTGTTTAGTTTAGTTTCGCTTTGCAGTTTGTTTGCGATTCACAAACATTACCTAAGTGCATTGCCATGCGTCAACACCTATTTTCAACAAATCTTAACTTTTTTTATCTACCTAGGATAGGCCATAGAATAAGCTCATCAATTTAGGCTCTAGAATATATTCCCGCAATCTAGAATAAAAAGAAACCCTACGCGTGAAGCTGCGCCGCAATCCGTCAAGCAAGTTGCTATACGATCCAACTAGTTTACTTTTTTTCGAAAAGGGTGGGGGGAGTTAGAAAAATTTTGCAATTCAATTTATTATATACATCCACCACCCTATAAAAAAATATATTCCTGCGAGGCTTCTATATACGTAGGTGCTGCTGTTGCGTAGACACAGCTTCGCCCCATGGGCTAATATCAACGGTTTACGAAAGTGGAGGTAGTTAAGTCAATACACTACTCCGTTGATAATATTTTATGGCTAGCTTGCGTGGCGTCATCAGGGCTATCCAACCTCTAAGCATTAGGGACACCCGTATTCCTACGACTATCTCGTTCCTCGATGCCTACCCGTATTTTTACAACTCATAGTGGGGGACTACAGGACTTGGGCTTACACGCTTGCTCCTATGGTTGACTAAGGTAGTATTATAGCATAAACCGTGCCAATCTGTATGGGGGGTTGACAA